AGTAGATGCCAGATTGTTTTCAACATAATACCTCCATAGTTTTTCAATAGGATCTAATTGATTTGAATCCATAACAAATCTTTCACCGTAACCAAAATCTTTTTTATAGGCTTGATTAAAAAAAGACTTCCTACCAATACAGCCGTGTAATTTTAAAATCTTTGGGTCATCAGTTGCCCCATAAAGTACTGATGCTTTGGCGGCAAAAGACTTTTCTGAATCAAAAATTAACGGGCCGTCAGAACGTGAACTGCACTTAACATCTATTGATGTTTCTCCTAACCAAAAATCTATACCTCCATCAGATAAAACATTTACTACGGGTAAAGGTAAATTAAATAGGCGAGCAAATAAAAACTCTGCTTTGAATGCAAGAATATTATTTGTTGTCCTAGTATCCATACCTTTCTTATCTTTCATTCGTGGAACAATTCCCTGCATCTCACAAAGCTTTACAGTATCTTGTCCCATAAGAATAGAATCATGGTAGTCTTTAGCAGACAATTTAAAATACATTAAACCCCCTTGTCCATCGCATGGGCCTTCCCTTTTCTAGCCAATCGTGGAACTTAAAGTCATAATATTTTTTGTAGGCTTTGATAGTATCAGTATCTTTATACTCATCAGGCATACACTGAGGCGGCTCAACAAAACCAGAGACTTCAATGTTTTGTGGAGCCTTGCTCGTAAAGAACTTTAACTTGTTCCAGCTTTTATGACTGTGTTTGAAGCGGCTTTGAAACTCCATACTAAGGGCTTCAAAGTGTTCATACAACCATTGATAATGTTGTTTACTTTGCCTAGCCCAGACAGTGCTGGGATGATTGACATGGGCCGCAAGATAAAACTTGTCATCATATTTATCTAGCACCCAGCGTTTAGCTTTACGGCCTGAAGAAGATTGTCCGATCACCATTGTGCCATCGACAACACGATGAGCCGTGGACAAAATCTGTGCAGTCTCAAGCGGCATCTTAACAATATGCTGATCGCACTGCTCTTCAGCGGCCCTGCGTGGACAGTCATCAAGATAAAAGATATTCATGGTTGATAACGTCCTAGTATTTCACAGGTTTCTATAAGTGTTATGCGCCTCACACGCACAGGAAGGTCAGGGTAGCTGTTTGTGCGAATGGATAAAGCCCTTTGAGCACCTTCGTGATCTTCATAGCTATTACCTTTCTCCCATTTATCTGTATCAATTTGAAAGGGAGTTTGATACTCTACTCTATAAAAGTAAGATGGTATTTCATTTTCATCTATCATGCCGCATCTCCGTGGTCAGTCCAATGATAGTCAGCGTTACTTATCTCATCAGCAATAAGATCATATATATAATTACTATTGACCCAGCTAGTGATATCAACTCCGCGTGTTTTAACTGATATAATTTCAACTAGATTCTCCTCATCACCATGTATATGATACTCAATAGTTACATAGATAGACATCCACTCGCAGTCTAACTCCGCATCCATCACTTGATAACCATACATACTAGCTGTACCCATCTTTAATCTCCTTCAGTCCACTAGAAAAAATACCGTGTAGTACGAAGTCCATTTCCGCAGGGGAAAGTTGGGGCATTGCTACCCCAAGATCCTTGCGTCCTTTCTGCCAATCATCAAGCTCCTCAAGGGATGTGGGTAACTCCACAACCTTTGGATGATCGTCAGTTAAACAACAGATGAATCTAGTATGCGACATCCTTTAAAGCCTCCGCGTCTTCTAAGTCTTTTAGTTTCTTTCTAAGTTCAGAGATAGTATCTTCTTGATTAGAAATTTTAAGCTCAAGCTCATCCATATAATTAGTGACACACCTTTTATAAATTGTTGTAAACTGATCGTGGCTTAAAGTATTCATTAAATAATCCGAAATGTCTAGGCCATTCTCAAAACACCAATCAACAATTTCTTCAAGGGTATAATTATTATCTTCGGCGGCACTAATGACATCAGCGAGACCGAAAAATTCTACTTCAATTTCACGATCAAAATCACTAACATCTACGTCTATACTGATATAACCTGATACAGTTGGCATGAGAATATCTCCATAAGTTAATTAAATATTTACTGCACTTTGAAGAAAGTCATAATGTACTTTTGATACATGAAAACCATCTTCAAATTTCTTAGACTTGGTTGCTAGAAAACTGCACCAAGTATCCCATAAATTTTCTGTGCCGATGTTATGGCAGACCGACACATAATTAGAAATCTTCTTATCCTTCAGTGCCTTTGACTTGATAGACTTAGAGAAAGACAAATCCTTTTTAGGTATGTTGTACATCCGAATGTTATGCACATCAATGCAACCGACCAGCCCCGCTGTTAGCTGGCAGACAAAGCCAGCCTTGGCTAGACCAAGCCCGTCAACTTGTAGAAAAACATTCATCAAAGACAGCGCCCTATCATCATCAGACTTAGATGAGTTGAGCACTGCCAGATACTGCGAATAAATAAAATCTTTCTTGGACTTCAACGAGTCAAAGGTTTTGATCTTGTTACCCCAAATAAATCTAGAGTCACGCCCAAGTTTCTTTACATCTTTTAGCTGATCACCCACCGCATACCAAGGCTGTTGTATACTCAGCACCACCATCAGGATCACATCAGAAAGATTGTCACTAGATAATCTAGAGTAATCTTGCACAGCTTTTGCATGAATTTTATACATAATAAACTCCTTATAGATTCTATAAGCTACACAGATTTGAAACGTGGCGAGTTATTATATTCCTCAACATCCACCCGCAAGTCTCTGATTTCACTATCTAAATTCCATTCCAGATCCCAGAAGCCTACATCCTGCAAACGTCTTTTAAGATCAATTAATTGTGAACGCGCAATGCCAGACCCCGGAAAGTCATAAGCAAATTTAGAGTGGTGTGAAATGCTACGCTCAATCAACTCACAATCCCAACTGCTCCGGTATTCATCGCCACGGTTACCATAGCGCAGACAAAATTCATAACGACCTTTGTAAAACTTCTGATCATCTTTCTGCACTACCCAAACGTCACAGTTCTCGCCCTCAATCCTCATTGAAAACAAATAGTTTTCTTCTGGGTGATGGCACTCATTGTTGAACAACATCGGCTGTACTCCTTTTGTATTTTGTACAACAACACTCGACAGGATCAAATGTTATATGCTCCCAGCCTTCAATTGTTTCGGGCTTAACGTGACAGTAAATAGCAATAAGCTCCACAAGCTTTTCTATTTCTATACCGTCCAGCCGAAGGTGGTGACAAAATATAACATCCGTTAATAGACTAGCTAAAATAGCTTTATCTTTTTTTGAAGTACGCATAACTATCTCCTAAAATAAATAGAGTGCATAGCTACTGCACTTCTTTAGTTTACCATTCAAACCAATATAGATTGGCAATGAAGTACCCATTTCAATACGTCTTTCTCTTTCATTTTTAGCAACAATATATTCAAAACCATCTTCAGCTTTAAAGTCTTTTAGTCTTTTAACTTGTCGCCAAATAATCATGCCACCATTACTGTGATTCCGAGATGTTATATAATACATATTACTTTCCTCTATTGTTGGTTATCCATTCTTCAACGGTGTCACTAGATTTAGCGGCATCGTCCCAGAATTTATTTAATCTTTCTAAAGAAAACTTACTTTGTTCTTCATGTAAACAATCAAGAATAAAAGAACAGTAGTCTTCATCGTTCATTGCTGATCTGATTAGTCTTTGAACATTTAATACTTTTTCTTTTTCCTTTGGCACTAATAACTCCTTATAGATTCTATAAGAAAAAAGCCCCGAAGGGCTTTGATTAGTAATAACCTTCACGAACTTTGTGAAGGACATTGAAGATCTCTGATTCAGAAAAGTGTAACTCTTTTAACTCATGTGCTAGTCCACTGTAATCTGGATTAGATTTGAGATAAATATATAACTGAACCAGAGATTCAATATCAATACGTTCAGGCCGCGATGCGGAAGACATCAGAGTTACACACGTTGCGTACAATATCTTGGCGCTTGTGATTCACTGAGGCGATGTTAGCCTGAGTC